GATGATGACGGAATCTTCGAGTGTTCGGACCATGACGCGTATGGCATCGTCCTGGACGATGATATGGTCATTGTTGACATTGACTGCCACGATGGCGGGGAGAATGGATACGCAACACTCTCGCAGATCGAGGAGGAGACTGGCGTTGACCTCTGGGATGCTGCCAAGCTGGTCGTGAAGACCCCCTCTGGTGGTGCTCACCTCTATTTCACCAAGGATGAGTCGCTCAAGCTGAAGAAGAGCCTGAAGGAGTTTCCTGCCATTGACGTTCTCCAGACTGGGGCACAGGCCCTGGGTCCAGGATCGCGTGATGGTCGATACTCGCTCGAGCACGACTCTCTGCCACTTCCACTGCCACAGCAGTTCTCTGACGTGTGGAGGCCGCAGGAGCCCCGTGAGGCCCCCTCTGCCCCACTTCTGCGTGATGCGTCAGACTCACCCATCGACGCGTTCAATCGCTCTGAGGAGGGCGTGAGGGTCATCAAGGACCTTCTGGAGGCTGCGCAGTATCGCACGATGTGGAAGGGCGACGGAACGTTCGAGTTTGTCAGGCCAGGAAAGCGGGAGGGCAATCATGCAATCTCTGGAACCCTTGGACGTGAGAGTCGAGAGGGCCGCAAGATCCTTCGCAACTTCTCGACCAGCGACCCACAGTTCCCATCGGATGGCTCGATAACGATTGCCGAGGCATACAGAATCCTCAATGGCCTGACGCTCGAGGAGCTTCCTGCAGCATTGCGCTCGGAGGGCTACGGTTCGTCTGGCGTCGAGGTGAACGTCAGCGAGATCCAGAGGCAGCTCAAGGAGGCGAGGACGGTCGGTGAGGACCTCGAGGACAGCTACCCCACGCTCAGCCTGGAGGAGTTGATCGAGAGGCAGCCAGAGCGTCGTCCATACGTCATTGACGGACTGCTGCGCCGCGGTGAGACGATGAACCTCATCGCTGCGCCAAAGACGGGCAAGTCTTGGTTCGTGTACGGGCTCGCCACAACGCTATCGACTGGCGGGGAGTTCTGCGGCTTTACCAGCCCGAACGACCTGAAGTGCCTCATCGTTGATAACGAGTTGCACCCGGAGGAGCTTTCCTGGAGAATCCAGAAGGTCACCAGTGGCACCAACGCGAGTGGCAAGGATCTTCACTTCTGCCCCCTCCGCGGGGTGGGTGCGGACGTTCACACGTTGGCAAGCAAGCTAGAGGCTGCGGGCGCCGGACGGTTCGATGTTATCATCCTGGACGCAATGTACCGATTCCTGCCGCAGGGCATCTCAGAGAACGACAATGCGGCCATCACGCAGGTCTACAACGCGCTTGACCGAATTGCCAACCAGTTCGCCTGCAGTGTCATCCTGGTGCACCACACCAGCAAGGGTGACCAGTCAGAAAAGTCTGCACTTGACGCTGGGGCAGGCGCTGGAGCTATCTCGAGGGCAACCGATACGCAGATGGTGCTGTTCCCGCACGAGAATGGCGAGTCTGTTGTCATCGAGTGCGTTACCCGATCAAGCAAGAGGCCGAAGAGTCGCTGTGCAAAGATCGTTGACTGCAAGTGGGAATACCAGCCAGATCTGGAGCCCAAGCGTGCGGTGGCTGGGAAAAAGGAGGGACTTTCCGCAGGACAGCAAAAATCCATCCAGTATGGTCTTGACAGAGTTGCCAAGGCACGTCAAATTGGAGACCTGCTCGATGGGGGAGTGAACCTCATTCGTGAGGAACATCTCACCGAGCTGGGAATGGCTGCACGGAATGCTGCTAGGTTCGTGAACGACTGGCTTGTGCCTGCATTGGTGGTGCAAGAGGTTGGGAAGAACAAGTGGCGACCAACCAGCCAATGGCAAAAGAATCTCCAGAAGTTCCTGGAGTGCCCATTTAGAGTCACCGAGAGCGAGGAGATTGTTTCCGCATTCCAAGCCCTAAAATCTTAAAGGTGTAGTCTTGCTTAAGGTCAGGACTTGCCAACACCTTCGCTTGCATTTACACACAAACGAAAAGAGTGGTAATGAGCGGTGGCGCTGACCTTAAGCATACCAAGACTGAAACAAAAAGTGACGGACGTTTTTTCTTATAACAAAAAGTGAGATTCTCAAAATGAGACAAAATGATTTCCAGGACGAACGCGACCCAGATGGCTACGGAAGAGACCTTGACAGAATCCTCGAGGACTTCTTCGAGAAGTATCCTGTCGAGCTAGAGAACGATCCTACCATCCCGGCCAAGAGACGGAAGAAGCTTGAGCTTCGGGCCCCAATCGAGCCCCGTCGTGGGGTCGTGGAGGAGAAGGTCGAGACCCGCGGCAAGATCACAATCAGAACCCACAAGGTGACGAGAGAGGAGGTTGTGCGTCGTCTGGAGGAGCAGTACAATGGCGAGCTGGAACTTCTGTCGGAGTACAAGACGCGCCAGTACCCTATCCGCGTGCGTTGTCTGCTCTGCGACACTGAGTTCTCCAGCAGGGCGGAAAACTTTTTTCGAGGAAAAGTCAGGAATTGCTCTTGTGGCAAATCCAAGTAACCGATAACATACTCATATCAGTCAACAACACCCAGGAGAGAAAAATGACAGTTTCAGCAATCCTAACAGCCCACGCAGTCAATGGCGACGAAGGCTCGAGTGAAGAGAACAAGGTTGGCGTCCTGTTCACGGACGACGCGTTCGCCAGGTTGCTTTTCACGGCGCTCGGCAGCGAAGTCCACGACAGTGCAATCTTGGTTGCCGGCCCAACCGGCGCCCCGGCCATCCTGCTCGAGCATTCGGCCTTTGGCATCGAAGTCGGTGACAAGGAGGACATGACTGGCGATGAGTTCGTGGAGGCTATCGCCAACATCCCAATCCCTGTCGGCCATGAGCAGGTCTTTGGTGACCTCATCGAGTTCATTAAGGGCTCGACGATTGCCACGCAGAAAAGGTCGAAGGAAACGCTTGGGATTCTTTACTCGCTCGTTAAGGAGATCGAAATTGAAGAGAATGACGCTTAGTCTTGACCAAGGCATCGAGGAGCGCCTGCGCCTGTTCGAGAGGGCAGTCGGGGGCATCTCCTCCGGCAGGGCAGGGAAGAAGGGGGAGATCATAAGATGGCTCCTCGACAAACACCTTCCCAGCCAGGAAGAGTTAGAGGCGGTTGCACAGTGGCGCCGCTATAATGGATGGCAGAGAGAAAAGCGGCAAGAGCCGCAAATCCCAGACCTAGTCACGGAGTTCAAAAATGACGCTTAACTGTTCACCTATCCAGGCATTCTTGTGGGTATCGTTCGCGGTGTTCTCGACATGCCTCGTTCTTGACCACCTCTCAAGGGTGCGAAAGTACAAACTGATTCGTAAGAAAATGATCGCAGAACAACTCAAAAGGAGATCCTAAAATGAGCGACATTCCACGCGGCGGACTTAACCGATATGGGCTCGAGAACATCATCATCCAGGGCGATGACGTGTTCTTCTGCGAAATCGAGGATAGATGGGAGAAGGTCTCATCCGAGTCGATCGGGAAAGTCGCGTCCACTGTCTTCGGCCCGCACGTCCACGTTGACGGGAACCTCTGGAGGCTGTCGGATGCGGTTCATAAGTGCAACTTCAAGGCGAAGTACGGCATTGAGAAGCCGGAGCCACTGGTCGAGAGAAACCCGATCTATAGTCGCGGAGAACTCCACGGATAGATCGTGATAGACTATCCTGCATGGGACGAGGAAGAAAACCACTGGCACACGAAATAAAAGAAGATTCTGGAGCATACGCGAAGAACCCTCAGAGACGACCAAAAAAAACCATTAAAGCGGCATCTGAGCGACCTTCTGTTCCTGAACTTATTTCCTCGTGTGCGGTAGCAACAGAGATATGGCACGAAACGTGCGACCTTCTTGACGGGATGGAAATCCTGTCCAAGACAGATACGCACCTTCTGAGCCAATATGTCTTTGCCTATGCAGAGTGGCGGAAGTGTGCTATACACGTCCAAAACAACGGCGTCAGCAATGATGATGGCCGCGCCACGGCAGAGTCCGTAGCACTCTTCAAGTTTGCCGATCGGGTAAACAAACTCATCCCAGAGCTTGGCCTATCGCCAAGTTCGCGTGCATCACTGTCTCCAAAGCTGCACGGGACCCAGACGAAGGGCGACAGGGAGGACTCCCCGCTATCGCTTGACTCCATCGCGGAGGCAATGAAGCGTGCCAGGACAGGATAGCCGCACAGACCGCTGGGCCGTCTACTGCGAGCAGGTTGTCAACGGCGACGTTGTTGTCAGCAAGTACATCAGGCTGGCCGTAGAGAGGCATCTGAGGGACCTGGAGCGACAGGGGACAGAAGAGTTCCCGTTCCACTTCGACGAAGAGATAGCCGGCCAGATGTGCGGCCTCTTCCCGATTGTGTTCCGTCATTCGATCGGAGAGCATTCCGGCCAGCCGTTCTATCTTGAGGACTGGCAGCAGTTCTTCATTGGCCTGCTATTTGGCTGGCAGCGTGATGATGGCCGCGGGAGACGGTTCAGGCAAGCATTCTTCACTGTCGGCAGAAAGAACGGCAAGAGTACGCTTGCCGCAGCTATCGCCCTCGTGTTTGCTGCGTTCGACTTGAACCCAGTCACGCACGAGCCAGAGGAGCGTTCTCAGGTCATCCTGGCCGCCACGAAGCGGGAGCAGGCCGAGAAGGTTATATTCGCGGAATGCCTCAAGATGCGCTGGCAGGCCCCCAGTCTGAAGGCACAGAGCAATGTAGCCAATAAGATGATAACCTTCGACCACAACGGCGGGAACATCCAGGCTGTCGGATCTGACCGGCCATACGATGGACTGAACCCCTCGATGGTCTCCCTGGACGAGACGCACGCATTCGGGAACCCTCACCGCAAGTTCTATAACACGATGGTGACCGGATCTGGCTCGCGTATGCAGCCGCTCCTAATGACCACCACGACCGCCGGCGACGACCAGTCCCATATATGGCTGGAGCAGATAAACTTCTGCAAGAACGTCCTCGAGCAAACCGTCAGCGACGAAACAATCCTGGCCTGTATTTACGAGATCGACGAAGACGACGACCCCTTCGACGAGGACTGTTGGATCAAGGCCAATCCCAACCTTGGCGTCTCGATCACGTTGGACTTCCTTCGTGCACAGTGCAAGCCGGCGCGTGCCTCTGTTACGGCCCTTAACAGGTTCAAGAGATACCATGCCAACGTGCTCGTGTCCTCGACCGAGAGAATCTTCAACACGCAGCACTTTGCAGAGTGCAGCCGGCCACTTAGCGACTGGAAGTCAGCCGATGCCGTATCCGCGGCGATCGACCTTGGTGGACGCGACGACCTGGCCGCATACGCGCTGTGTGCTAGGTTCAAGACCGGCGAGGAGGGCGCTGATGGCACTCCGGTCTACAGGTATGAGTCGCTTACCCGTGCCTACATATCAAGCAAGACCGACCGGGACCTTTCTGCCATACCGTTCTGCGACTGGATCGCGGAGGGAAGGATCAAGGTCACGGACAGTCCAATGATGGACCTGCAGAGCGACTTCGTTGATGACTACTGGAAACATGGGTGCTTCGATGCTGCGATTGACCCATATCAGGCACAGCAGTTCGGGGAGCAGGTTACAAGCCAGGGCGTGAACATTGCGACAATGGCGCAGACCACCGGACACTTTAACACGCCAATCACTGAGTTCAGAAGGGCAATTCGTGACGGGAACTTCTCGCACGACAATGACGCGCTGCTGGCATGGTGCCTGTCGAACGCTGTTGCGGTGAAGGACCGGCAGGACAGGTGGATGCTGGACAAGGCTAATTCAAATCAAAAAATCGACCCACTCGTTGCGCTGATGATGGCCCTGTCGAGAGTCATGGTGGCTCCGGGGAGATTCGGCGGCGATTGGTTCATTACTTAGGTGAAGAAATGTCAAAAAATAAGAACGGGCTGGGAATCTGGCGCGATGTCAGCACAACAGCATTCAAGGGGCTAACAACCAACGCAGCGAACCCTGCCAGGTGGCTGGTCGAGTTCTTTGGTGGCGGAAAGTCAAGCACTGGCATCAAAGTGAACTCAGAGACAGCACTTGGCCTGGCTCCGGTCATTTACGCTGTGAACAAGATCAGCGGACACGTCTCCCAGCTACCGATCGGAGTGTACAAGCAGTCCGAGGGGATGCGCGTGCTTGCAAAGAACAGTCCGGCGTACAGACTGCTCAACTCTCGGCCAAATGACGTGATGCGTCCATTCACGTTCCGAGAGCAGATCATGGTCCACGCACTCATCAACGGAAACGGTCGAGCATGGATCGAGCGTGACCGAAACGGCATCCCGAAGAACCTTATCCCGGTGAGCCCACAGTCGTGCCAGACGCTTCTGGTTGCCGGCGAGAAGTGGCACCTCGTCACGAGCCAGGATGCGTGGGCGAGCGACCAGCTACCAACCAAGCTGCGAAAGGGCGAGTATTTCCGAGTGCCCGATCGAGACATGCTGCACATCATGAACACGTCCTACAATGGCGTGTGGGGGATGCACGTCATTGATCTAGCCAAGGACGTGTTCGGCCTCACCCAGGGCGGACAGGCAGGTGCGGCGAGCCTGATGGCAAACAGCGGCAGGCCAGGGGTCATCATCAACGCACCTCCCGGCATGTTCCGCAACTCAAAGGACGCCCAGGAGTTTCTGGACAACTTCAACAGCAAGCATGAGGGGATCTCGAACAGCGGCAAGGCTGGCCTTCTGCGTGATGGTATGACTGCCACGACCCTGCCATTCTCCGCGGCAGATGCCGAGTTCCTCGCCAACAGGAACTTCCAGCGGGAGGAGATCGCGCTCCTGTTCGGCCTGGAAAGCATCATGGGCGACAACTCCGGCCAGACCTACAAGTCGATCACTGAAAGGAATGTTGCCTACATCAACAATACGCTGCAGCGCTGGTTCTGCAAGTGGGAGCAGGAGATCTCGACCAAGCTGTCATCCGACAGAACCGGCGACGTTAAGTTTGACACGACCCAGCTACTTAAGGGTGACCCGAACACGCTGGCACAGTACACGGCATCCCTGGTCCAGCAGGGCGCGGTCACGATCAATGAAGTCAGGGAGATCCATAGCCTTGAGCCAGTGGAGGGCGGCGACATGCTACCGCACGAGCAGGCCCTTGAGATTGCAGAGAAAACCCAGCCAGCCGAGGAATCATCCGAGGATGCTGGAGACGATAACGAAGAACCAGAACAGGACGAAGACAATGCTGAAGAATAATCCAGAAAATGCCACAATGTCCATCAGGGGCGTTGTGGGCCAGGACTTTACCGCCGAGCAGTTCATTGATGCGCTCGATGAGCAAAACGGCCAGGATGTTACGATCCTGCTCGACAGTGAGGGCGGCCTGGTCACCGAGGGGTTGGCTATCTACAACGCGATCGCCACCTACTCCGGCGACGTGACGATCCGAATCGACACGCTCTGTGCCAGTATCGCCACGGTCATTTCGTGTGCGGCATCTCGGGTCGAGATGAACTCAACCGCACGCTACATGATCCACAAGTGCTGGGTGGTGGCAATCGGAAACAGCGACGAGCTGCGGTCCCTGGCCGCTATGGCGGACATGCTGGACGACGACATGGCGGACATCTACGACGGGAGATCTTCCCTGACGAAGGCCGAAATCTCCGAGGCAATGACCGCAGAAACGTGGTACTCGCCAGATGAGGCACTCGCCGCCGGATTCGTGGACGAGATCATCCAGGTCAGCAGCAAGGGGGCTCCACAGGCCTCTGCGTGCCGTCCAAAGGCCCCTGTGGCACTGTTTGAGGCAAATGCCAAGATTGCTCTGCTAGGCCTTTAGAACGCCGCACAGAGATCGTGATAGACTTCTAACAACGTTTCGGCCTCCCAACTGGCGGGGCTTTTTAACCGAAGGATAAAAATGAACATTACTCAAATCGAAGCCCGCCTTGGGGACATCAAAGTCGAGTTGAAGGCACTCAGCGAGATCAACAAAGAGGAAGGTCTTAATGAAGACCAGCTCGAAGTTGCTGAAGCCCTCAACGCCGAGGTCGAGCAACTTAGTGGAAAACTGGAGAGCCTGAAGGCTGTCCAAGCGAAAGTCGATTCCTTGATCGACGATCTTGTTAGTCGTGAGACCGAGGGAGAGTCCCTCATCGTAGAACCTTCAGCCCTCGAAATTCAGGAAACCCCAGAAGTGTCCCTTATCCCAGCAGTAGCCAAAGGCCAGCGAACCAAGCACTTCGCAAGCAGCGAAGACGCATACCTTTCGGGCATGTACCTTGCATCCTTGCAGGGCGACCGTAAGGCAGCCGAGTTCATGGCAGCACAGGACGAGACCAACTCAGGAAAGGGCCTCGAGACCGTCCCAACGCCCCTGTCGAACGCTCTTATCAACTTGCTCGAAGAGTACGGTGTTGCACGTCGCGCTTGCCGCCGAATTGCAATGTCGTCCCTGACCTGGACGGTTCCAAAGGTTACCGACCACGCTACCGTTTCTTACCCGGATGAGGCAGCACAGATCACCGACAGCGACGTGACCTTCGGTCAGGTCCAACTCGTTGCCAAGAAGATCGCCGCCTTGGTCAAGATGTCAACGGAAGTTGCCGAAGACAGCATCATCTCGATGATGGACACCGTCATCGACTCGATCGCTTACAGCGTTGCAATCGCAGAAGACAACAACCTGTTCAATGGTGTTGCTGGCGGTATCAACGCTGACGGAATCAAGGGTGACGCAAACGTTGCAGATGTCAACGTTGCCTCGGTCGCAGCGCTTGCACTGACCGACCTGACTGCAGCACAGGTTGCAATCGGGAACCCCGTCGTAGGGGCAAGAAACGAGTGGTACATCAACAGCACTCTGTACCACGGACCTATCCGTGACCTGGTGAACCTCGCCGGCGGTAACACGATCCGCGACTTCGAGGGTGGTCAGCGGCCTCTCCTTCTCGGCGCTCCCGTGAACTTCGTCAACGTTCTTCCCGGCTCGTCCGCATCGGCCTCCGGCGACCTGCTTGCCGTCTACGGCGACTTCAACCTTGGTTGCTACTTCGGTGACCGCCGTGCGTTGAACTTCCGAGTCCTCAACGAACTGTACGCTGAGACCGACCAGGTTGGCGTTCAGGCAACCGAGCGGATCGACATCAAGGTTGCGAACCCAGAGGTTCTCGCGAAAGTGACTCTCACATAATTATGAGAGTTAAATACATCAAGCCTCACCACGGCAACGTGGTGGGGCATGTTGCCGAGTACCGTCTCGGCATTTGTAGGACGTTGATCGCGTTGGGAGTTGTCGAAGAGTATGTTGAAGTTCACAGTAGCGAGAACGACAAGCCCAAGCGGTCTAGCAGTAAGTCTGGCGGAAGCAAAGGCCCATCTAAGGGTAAGCGGAAGCCATCAAGACGAACTACTGACTCTACTGATTGAGTCGGCCACCGAGCGTCTCGAGAGAGACACAGAGCGTGCAATGCTCACGTCATCGTGGGTGCAGAAGATGGAGGAGTTTCCTTGCAATGGCGAGGCGGTCCATCTCAACCTTGCACCCGTGACTGCAGTTACTTCAATAACGTATGAGGACGCCTCCGGTGTTCTTCAGACGCTTGACGCTGCAGACTATGAGTATGATGCAGGCTCTGGCAGCGTTCTCTGCAAGCTGGACAGCACTGGCTGGCCCGCGGTCTACCAGACCAACACTGAACGCTGGAAGGTAAACATCTCGTTCACTGCCGGGATCGCGGAAGCAGGATGCCTTCCACGCCTCTACAAGCAGGCGATACTGCTTGAGGTTGGTCGTGCATACTTTGATCCTGCACAAGAGAATGGCGTGAACACCAATGACGGCAAGTCATACGAAATGATCGTAAGGAAACTCATTAGGAGTTCGTACCCGTAATGGCGAAGCTGTCAGGATTCAACCGCAAGAGAATTGGGCACCGCAACTATGTTGCAGCGGTCCAGGCACCTCCGTTCGGTCAAGATGAGTATGGACACACGGACTACAACGGTCAGTGGACGACCGTTGTGTCCGAGTGGCCCTGCGAGCTTGTCGATGTAACCGGCGGGGAAGTTATTGACGGTTTTCAAACAAAGGCTACCACCGAGAAGCTTGCTATCGGTGATGCTACACAGCTCAAGGATGCAGGCGTCTCAGGGACATCATATAGACTACTTATTGACGGGACACACTATGGCATAACTGCCATCAGGGATGTCAGTGGCGACGGGTTTACATACAGGGTTGAACTCAGGAGCGCCAAGTGACCGTCAAAGATCAAATCAATGCAAGAGCCGGACGCGTCCAGAATGGCGGACGTGGAGCAATCCATAGGAGAGGGCCTGCTGCGTCGGTAAAGATGACCGACCTTGGGGCAGACCTGAGTAAACTGACTGACGAGTTAGCGAAGAAGGTCTGCCCCACCGCAGTTGGCTATTGCGGAACAATCGTGAGAAAGGAAGCCGTCAGGATTATCCGTGCCGGCGGAGGAGCAAACGCGCCAGGAGATTCACGCAAGACAAAGACACGAGGCGTTCCAGGTATTGGCAAGAAGGGCCAGCCTGTCATGAAGCCTGTAGGCAGGGGCTCGTGGGGCAAGTCAATCTGGTCTGCACCGCAGAACAGGGGGATGGACGGAAGGTCTCTCGCGGACCCTGGTTCGATCATCAAGAAGCCGATCAGTCGTAAGCGTGGCGGACTCCGCTCGTCTCAAATTGTTGGACCGAGATATGAGAAGGGTGCGGACGGTAAGAACTTTGCACACACTCATGAGGCCAAGGAAGGTGCGAACTCCGGTGCACCAAATCATAAGTGGTGGAACAAGAAGGGACGACCGCTCAAGAACAGGCCCTTCATGAAGCCAGCCTCGGAAAACACTATGCCAGACCAACAGAACGCCATCAAACGTGCACTAAAGCGCTGGGAAATTGACGAGAAGGAGGTATTTTAATGGCGAGGCCATTGCCACAAGTCATTTCAGCACTCCGAGCCGACCCTGCCGTTCAGGCCATCGTCGGACCAAGGGTGTACGCAGACAATCCACCACAGGACGACGAGCTTCCGTTTGTCATCCTGTCCGTCTTGACGACGCAGCTTTGGGGCACACTGGACTACTGCAATGTTCGCATGTATGTAGCAAAGCTCCAACTGGATGCAATTTGCAAGACGCGTGGGGACAGCGAGGCGGTCATGGAGGCCATTGAGGACCTCCTAGACGGCTACACGTCCACAGACGCACAATATCCCATTCAGGGCATCGTGGTAGACTCTGGTGTAAACTGGGACATTGTGACCCCTATCGACGGCTCTGACGAGCGTGGATACCACTCAACCCAAGACTTTCAACTAAATTACAAACGACTTTAGGAGTCATAGAATGCCTGGACAAACAGGACAAGGAACTACCGTCACCTTCGCAACCGCAGGGGCGGTTGGTTGTGTTCGATCGGTTAGCCTTCCAGAATTTTCGATGGAAGTCATTGACGCATCGTGCATCAGTGACACGGACTTCATGAAGAAGATCGCAGGGGACTTGGTTGACGCTGGCGAAGTTCAGATCACCGCAGTCTTTGAAGAGAACGATAGTTGGTATCTTCCCGATGGCGTGGTTGACACGATCACGATCACCCTCCCGGACGGCGGCGTGTTCTCGGCATCCGGTTATATCACCAGCAACACGATGCCAAGCGCAGAGATCAACACCCTGCTTGAGCAGTCCATCACGTTCACGCCTGATGGAATCACTGGACCAACATTCACTCCAGGAACGTAGTGAAAGGTAAACCATGAGCAAGTGGGTTGAATTAGAAGAACACGTTGGGATTAACTTGGTCAGCAAGAAGCCCCAGACACACGAGCAGTGGTTTGTAAACTACTGCAACGATGACAACGGCGAGACCGAGTCCCAGCGTGTTGGACTGATTGGATGGAAGGAAGGAAGCAAGATTGCTTTCTTCGTCCGAATTGATCCTTTAACTCGAGCGTTTATCGAGGAAGAGGTTGCGGAACTATTGCAAAGAGAAAACCCTGTTTCCTCGAGCATGGTTCCAGAAGATTTACCAGAGCAAACAGAAGGTGATTACGATGAGTTTGACGAAGAAGATTTTACTATCTGAACTGGCCTGTTCCAAGCCAGAGAAGCTGCCAGAGAAGTTCCTTGGTCACGACGTATGGGTGCGCCCAGTGTCCGAGTTCCAGCGCTCTCGACGAGTTGCTTCCATGACGGACAATCAGGGCAACATCAAAAAAGATGTGATGGCGACGGCTCGACTTCATGTTGTCATTGACCACATCTGCGACAAGAACGGAGAGCCCTTGTTCACGGACAAGGACATGAAAGAGCTTAGTGGCCTCGACGCCCTTAAACTTGACTCCCTGCTCAAGCAAGTAGAAACCTGGCAGGCATCCCGCGAGGGAAAGTTGTAGGGAGGATAGAGAGGTTCTCCAGTCAGTTGGAAGAAAACTACCGACTGTTCTGGGCATTCTCTGTCTGTCAGGAACTTGGAATCGACGATCCTATCGCGTGGATGAACGCAACTTCTCCACGCGTCTTGGACTGGTGGATCGCATTTAAGATAGTGAAGTCAGAAAGAGAAGCTAAGGCACTTGAGTCTGCACAAAGCGGATCATCAAACGTGCCTCTATCAGAACTATCCTCCCACTTTGAGAGCAAGATAAATGGCGTCGAAAGACCGCGTAGGGGCACTGTACTACGAGGTAATCCTCGATCCTAGCAAGTTTGCACGCGGGGCAACCCGTGTGAAGGCGGAGCAGGATGTTATTAAGAGGGCGATCAAGTCTACCACCTCGCCCCTCGAAAAGCTGCAGGCTGAGATTGATGCGGTCAACGCTGCCTTTGCAAAGTCCAGTGGACGGGCCAAGGTTGCTCTCCTTAAGTATAAGCAGCGCCTCGTCAAAGATTACGCAGAGATGGAGGCTGCGATCAAGTCGAAGGCTGAGGCTGAGAGGTGGTCCCTTGAGACGACGACTGAAGTTGCACACAAGAATGTAACTGCAACCCAGTTGCTCTTGATGAATTACAAAAAGTACGGCCTGTCTGTAAAGACAGTGTCGAAGTCCATCGAGGGGCTCTCTGCCTCGATGTACGGAAACCTTGCACAGTTCCTAAACCTTTCCCCGCAACTGCAGGGAATGTTTAGGCTGTTCGGTGCCGGCGGCATGAAGATCCTTGCGGTCGTCGCAGCACTCACCGCGGCATACAAGGCGCTCAAGATAATGGTGAGTGCAGCAGACAAAGCCTACCGAAGCATGGTGCGAATGAAGGCTGCGTTCGGCGGCTCTAGACTTCTTGCCGAGGAGGTCAGGAAAGAGCTTTCCCAGTATGCAAGCACAACTGCATACAGCACAGAACAGATGATGGACTTCGCGGTAGCCATGAGGACCGCAGGCGTTTCCTCTGGCCGCATCGTTGAAAGCGTAAAGCTGTTCGGTAACCTTGCAAAGGGTAACACCGAGGACCTCAAGGGGCTTGGAAAGGTCTGGTCACAGATCATGGCAGAGGGCGTGCTGCGTGCCGAGGAGGCTGGGCAGCTCACCGACCGACAGGTTCCAATCTGGGGCGCACTTGCTGAAATCCTGGACCTTAACGTTTCTCAAGTAAGGAAGCTGTCCGCAGAAGGAAAGATCCTTGCATCGGATGTTAAGAAAGCGCTTGAATACCTGAACGAGAAACAAAGGCTTGACGAAGTCAACGCAGAGATGATGGACTCTGTTGAGGGCCTCTGGGGCTCGATCAAGCAGCAGATCGGCGAGATCATGGCAATCCTTGGCGAGCCATTCAGGCGGACACTCGTTGACATCCTAAAGGTTTTCAACTGGTGGCTCATTGGTCTCAAGCAGCACACTGAGTATGTCAAGGAGATCATCGCAAGCTTCGAGATTGTCCTTATGCAAGGCAAGGCCCTCTTTAAGATATACGACTACTTCTTTGGTGCAGAGGAAGCCCTGACGGAGGAGCAGATTAAGCAGCGGGCTCTCGAGGAAGAGATGACCGATGAGCTGAAAAAACAGCAGAGGGTGCAGCAGGAGATCCTCGAAACTAGAGAAAAGACATACAAGTCGATCAAGAAGTCGCTGGACGACCAGCTCCTTACCAGTGAGCAACTTGAAAATCAGAAGTTTGAGGAAAGCCTAGAGAACTCCACTCTCACGGATGCAGAAAAGATTGCACTTCGTAATCACAGGAGAATGGTTCAGCTCGAGCAAGAGCGTCGTAGGCTGAAAGAGAAGCACGAGAAGGAGGCAGCCGACAGGCTTGAGGAAGAGGGCGAGCGACGACTTGAGCAGGCAAGGAAAGAGGCCAAGGCGAGGCGCAAGGCGATCATTGACGAACGCAAGGCCAGAGTCAAAGAACTGCTCAAGCAACGCGAAGATCAGATAAACCGTCAGGCCAAGATGGCTACCGATCTTGTCAATAAGATGTGGAGCCAGTACGAGCAGGCCGCATCAGGCGGGAGCCCGTCTGTCGATTCATCACAGGGCGGAGCAGACTATCAGTTCGTCCAAGAGCGCCATGCTGAGGCGAGGGCCTACCGTGCACAGCAGTTGGCAAACAAGAAACGTGAGCAGCAGTTGAACGAGATCAAGCAGCGACAGCAAGATCAGCTTACTGCAGCACAGAACTCGGCAGAAGCACTTAACAAAATTGCAGAAGACATCGGAGCAGTATAACAATGCCTGTAACGTTTAATGTATGTCAGACAAAGACTGGATCGGCCAGCTTCTCCAAGGAGAGCAATAAAGCACTCGAGAAGATCAAGAAGACTCACACCATTGAGTTTCTTGTTGAAGCGGTTGGTGCCTCAGATCCGTCAGGCGTTGATGAGATCATGGTAGGAAATGCGCCAGGCATTCCGAGCCTTGCGACAAGCGTGTACCAAGATCCAGAGACCGGAAACATCTTCCCCTACTTCTCGGCCAAGAGCAAGGAAGTAACAAGACTGGACGGAAACGGGTTTTGGTTTAAGGTCGTTGTTAAGTACGACGACGAGACCGGAGAGGAGCAGAACCAGACTCCACCGAACGACCCGGAGGACATTCCGTCTACATCAACATGGTCAACCGGAGAGCGAACGGAAACAGCCTGGGATACGACTGACGGCGAGCCCTGCCTGCTTCCAACCAGGACCCTATACAGCGTTCCGACCGTTCGGCGCGTTCCTGTCCTGATTGGAACGTTCACGCAGTTCGAGAACACCTTTGACGACTCCGACCTGTATGACAGGCTTTACAAGTGCAACTCCCAGCCCTGGACGCCAGACGCTATCACTTGGGCACCACACGAGGCACTCATAACAGACATCAAGTATGAGTCTGCAGTTGTTCCAATCGCTGGCGGAATAACAATGAACTCTAACAAGGTTACATACACTATTGAGTGTGTATCGTACTCGATAAAGGACCTTGATGACGATGAGCAGATTTATGTCATAAAGGTTGGACACGAGGCTGTAAGGATCAGGGCCGACACGAGATACCTTGATGGCGGAGACCCAAAGAAGGTTAAGCTTGCACTTGCCGGAAACCACATGGGTCTTACAAGCGTTTACCTTAAGAAAAACGGTGAGCCGTTCCCCGCTGCCAATCAAGGAGGAATACCTCCGCATGACATTCTTAAACTTCAATCAGAGAAGAGCTTTTCCTTCTTGAGGACATAATGGGACTTTACGGATTTCAGGACAGGAACATTGCTGTCCAATTAAAACAGTTTGCCAACTACATGCTCTCCAATGGTGCAGCATACCAACTGGATCAAGCTCCGCCAGAGATACGCGACAACACTGGTGGTGTGTTCCTAGCCTACGTTGACGCTGGTGGAATCCCTGCAGCAACAAAGGACCCCAACAACGAAAACGTAAGGACCCTTGGGAAGGCAGACTGCCAGCTACTGACAACGTACTCGCCGAACTTTAACGGCATGGAGTGGGATGACTCTCAGGACGTTAAGGCGCTCCCTCAGATGAGTTATGAGGTTGGTGCAACATACGGCTCTGGCAACATTGACAACTGGATCGCGAATGCTGATAGCTATTGCAAGATCTACAATGTCTCTGACAAGAAGATAGA